ATAAATATTTCCTTACAAATTAGGGTGTGCCGCTGATGAAAGGTGTAACACCAACGACACTAGAGTAAACACATGGCGAGTGTTTGTCGCATTTATACAGTATAAACAATAAAAATTCAATTTTCTTTATTTTTTAATTCATCAAGTGTGTAAGTATGACCGCTTGCATCAACAAATCTATCTAATGGCGTTCCATCACGAAATAATTGCGCTTTTTCTTTTCCTAGCACTTCATCTTGAAACGCCTCTGGTTTTTTCTTTAGCCACGTTTGATAGGTTTCGGTTTGCGCAACTTGCCCATCCATCGATGCGCGTGTGCGACCATCAGGGTTTTTAATGCCTAACGCTTGCCATGATTTTAAAACGCTGACCATTGCCGATCTGCATCTAAAATGTGCGGGAGGTCTAACACCACTATCAAGTGGATATATTTTTCCGTCACGCGCTTGGCATATTGAAGTAGTCCGACCATCGAGTGTGCTTACCCACTGCAACCCACTAAACAAATCATTATTGTTTTGATAAAACTCATCACGCGCGGTATTGGTAGCGTGTGCCATTGCAGTTGATACCAATGCCTGCGTTTGACGTGCGTTAAGTGAGTTGATGCCGTCAGTGTATTGCAATGCTTTTGTTCCTGTGATGCGTTTAACCACGTCACTATAAGATTGCCCTTCAACTAAACCGATACGCACAGCGTCCTGTATGCGCGTGTAACTATCTTGATCTAATTTATCAATCCATTCTTTAATCAGTTTTCCCTGCAATGGTTTTGATTCAATCGCAGCAAATAACGTCACGGGCGCAACCGATACCATATCAAGCACAACAGGCGTTGAATCATCAATGGCTTTGATTTGCCATTCTTGCTCATACTCTGCTGCGTCTTTCATTTGTTGCGTTAGCTCTTTACCGGCTAAATCATAACCTTCATTTAAAATCGCCCGCACTGATTCTAGCCGCGCGTCAATCTGCGGGATTGTCATTTGATTATCAAGGTCTAGCGTTTTTAATTGTTTAACCAAATCTTTTTCAACAACACGCAACAAGTCCATGACCTTTTTACTTGTTGATGAATAATATCGCTGCAAATAAATTTCATGTGCAATCGTTTTATCGCGCAGTTGCGTGTTAGCTGATTCTTCCATTACAACATCCCACCAGTAGCAGGCATAACTGCAATGCGCTCCATCTCATCGTCAAACGATACGTCCTGCATGATAATGTCACCAGCAACAAGGTTGTCGAATAAAGTTTGATGCGAGATTGAACCGCTTTGCCAAGCCTTAACTAAACTATCCAAGTCCTGAGCTGTCATGCTATTCGGTATAAAATCACGATTAAGCTCAACCTTAACATCACCAGTCACGCCCGACCAATCGCGCAAATACTCCATGACGTGCGTCAATCCAATGCTAATTGATTGTGAAATTGAAGCCAGTACGCTGTTCTCGCTTGATCTGTGAATATTAGCCGTTTGCGCTGATTCTGCTGCGCGTTTTTCGGGTGCTAAGATTCGCGCACCAAGTGTTGCCATCATTGCTTCTTTTGAGCGCAATGCCTCGCGCAATTCACCCAAACCTTGACCAGTAAATTCAAGATAAAACGCTTTTGATTGTGCTTCTGGCAATAGCCATGCCGTGCCGCTACCAATTCGCAGTGACGGACTTTTATCGTCTGGATAATAACCAGTGACTACAGGTGTTGGTAGTCCAGTAAAGTGCAAGCCATGTTCATAATCGGCTGTGGTTCTGTAATGCGACAAATTCACGTCAACAAGGTCAAGCAATGGCGGCTTATCTACGCAAGGTGAATTGTCACGCACGCCAAAAAACTCAAACGGTATTTTGTTTAACGCTTTGCCGTTTATTTGTGGGTAAATTTCATCCACTAAAACAAACTCACCGCGCTTGTCTTTTCTGAAAACACGTTGACGATAAATTCCACCATCGCCTAAATCAAGAACGCGCCATTGTGGTTCGCATTTAGATTCAAACTCATCAACTGCAATCTCGTTTTCTTCTTCAAGCACAACAAGCGTTAATTGTTCAACGTTGTTAATACGTCCCGTTTTCCAGTTAATGATTGATTCGGCATCGTACATGGTCGCGTAAGGTCTTGCGCCTTGCGCCTGTGCTTGCGCAAGTGTTACCGCGTTAACAATAGGTGGGTAATCGACAAGAACACCACAACGACCAATGGTGATAACTTCTTCGCTAATGACTTCAGCAAATTGATGCAGTGATAATCCGCTCATTGTCACGTCTGCAATAATATTATCCATTGCGCTTGGTGCTGTGATGACTTCGGGTTTAAGAAATATCATTCCCGTCAAGCCATCAATCGTTCTTGCTGTGGCGTTGTAATATAACGCGCGTTGTTTGTAAGCGTAATATTCCGCGTCAGTTTGACCGCTTAGGCGTGGAAGGTATTTAATACCATATTCGTGAATCTCGTCTTGCCCTTCTGACGCGTGTTCGCATCGTTCCCACTGCTCATAATATTCGTGATACTCGCTGTGTTTTGTATCGACTGCCATTTTTATATTCCTGTAATTGTAGCTAAATTAGGCCTATTGTGCAGTACCGGATATTTGAACGCAATAAAATATCCACTACTATCAACCCAATCATCAATGGCTGGGTGAGCTGTAAACTTTTCTGGCTCTAATTTATCATCATAGCCTTGAGTTTCGAGCGCATTGGTTAAGTTTGGGCATTTATCTGTGTTAATGAATAACTTATCGTGTGAAAGCAATCCATTATACGCGTTAATTCTATCCCGTACTGCTGGATTAGCTGGATTATATTGCAGTTGATAACCTGCTTGTCTAATCATGCCAATATCAGATTGGCTTGAATTTGTCTTTCCTGCTTTGCCGCTTGCGTCAGGATAAACGATTATTTTTCTATCACCATAACGCGTTAAATTATTAATAAAGTCTTGCGTATCATGCGAAACAAATTCGTCAACAGCGATAGGAATATTATTATCAATGACAAAAGTAACAGCACAACAACCACCAATATTGAAATCAATTGAAACATGAATGAATGTATCGCGTTCATTTAGTTCTCGCTGTGTGTGGTGTCGTTTACGATCAAAGAAATGATAAACCTTGTTTTTATTTAGTGATACAAAATCACCAAGCAAATAAAGTTCGGCTAATATTGGGTCGTAGTTAGCTAAAATCTGCTCTGCATAATCTTTAGGTAAAAAAGGGTTGCTATAGGTGCTTGCCTTGTATAAAACATAGCCTTTTTGCTGTAGCTTTACCCATTTATGATAAACAAACCCATTGATTCCATTATCAGGTGTTGTCACCACGCCAATAGTATTTTTACCGTCAAACTTTTGCCGTGTTCTTTCTGTAATTTTTCGCCATACTAAAGCCGCTTTATCCATTGGCAATGTATCAATTTCATCAACTATTGAGTGAGCAACTTCAAAAGATACAATTTTAGATGGATTATCATAACTACGAAAAATAATAAAACCATAGCCAGCGACATCAATTTTAAATTCTGATTTATTGACATGGAATTTTAAACCCATCATTGCTAAATCTTCTTCAACTCCGGGCATCGCTCTTAATCGTAATAAATCATAAGTTGGTAAAAATATACCAACGTTTACGCCTTTATTTTGAAGAAGTAATAACACCGCCCGCATTGTTCCTGCTCGTGTTTTTCCGCTACCCAATCCACCAACAATAGCCGGATAAGGTTCTTCTGAAAAGACAAATTGTCTTTGCGGTAGCGTTAAAGGTATATCTGGCATTAAAGCTCCATTTCTTCGGCTTTAATAATGTGAATTTTTATAGGCGTTGTATCTTGCAGATTAGTGTTAACCGTCATAGGCAACACTTTACCAACCAACGTTAAAAATGCCGTTGGGTTTTCATAAGCTTGCCTTGCTAAATAAGATTGCCCTCCTGCATCATCTAATGCCCCTAGAATCATCTCTTTTAATTCTTTGGTAACTTTGTTAGGTACGCCTTTAACACGCCCTACTCCCCTATTTCCTGCCTTTTTTTCCATATTTACCCCTACTGTGCGGAAAATCTATAAGGTATTTTAGCTTTTAAGCACATTCTAACCAGTGCTAATATTGTCGGTTTTAACTCAAGTGGTTCATTTGCAAATTTTAAACGATTTAAAACAGCGTTTTCGCCTTTTGTTACCGCATATAAATTTTGAATATTAAAATTTTGTTTGTCGTTATCATAAAACCTAATAATCGTTTCACCTGTTATTTCGCCATAATGCTGTGCATAAATCAAACGATGCTTTAATTTCCAACGTTCTCTTTTTGTTCCTGTTTCAGCCACTTTAACACGAATATACCCATCATTATCAACATGCTCATCACCTAATGGTCGAGTGTTCCATGTTTCATTTCCTTTTTTGAATCGAGTTTTTGATTCACCAGTTGATTTTTTAACGCCTTTGTTCCAAGGCGTAAACCCTTTCTGAAACCGTCCACTGTTCATTTTAAAATAGCAGGTAGCTCTTTGCGTTCTGGGATGTCATTAATGCGTGTCTGTGCATTAAGGACTAAACGCGCATTATCGACAATTGTACGCGCAATAATTGTCAAACTTTTTGAGCGTTCTGCTTCAAAAGCAAGTTGCTCAACACTTAATGATTCTTCGCTCAATCTTTCCATTTGAGCAAATAAATGATTGTTTAAATCTGTTAACGTATTTTTCATTCTTGTTCCTGTTTAAGTTAACCATCAAGTAATTAAACCATAACACACCGAAGAAGCGTTGCAAGAAACACGATGCGATAACTGCTCCCGTCTTTTTTTCGTGCGAGAGGACACGCGTTAGGTTTAATTCTTCATGGTTAAACCAACCAACCCAGTTATTGATAAATCGCCATAAAGTGATTTCTGAATTGGTTGGGGTAAAACTATTTTGCTACATTAAAACAATTTTTATTTTCATTTACAAAATAAATAATTTTTGGAATTAAATCATCGTAATTTTTAACTAATGCTTTGTAACAAGAATTATCTGCAAATCTTTGTTCATCGTAATTATAAGCCAACCAAAAATTAGCTTTATGTTCTCGTTTACCATTAAAAACTAATTTAAAATTTAACCAAAATGTATTTTCAGCATTAACTAAAAAATACACATCCCAGTTTCCATCATATTGAATTGAGCCAATACAAAAATAGGAATCATTTTTAGGTGGAATTCCGTAATAAAATTTATCTTTCATTTTATTTTACCCATAAAAAAAACCGTCTTTTAAGTTAGGTGATAATTGCCGCGAGTGATTTCGGCTCTAACTTTAAATTCGGTTTTGTTTAATCACTTGTTAATTAGGTTTATCACAACCCGAAATAATTATACCGCATTTTGCTTTTTTATGCTTAATCTTTTTAAAGTACCGTACACCGTACATGCGCGTACACCCTTTAAAGGGAGGGTGTACGCGTACGTACGCTTAAATGTACCCATGCGTACATATGTACATTATAGGTAAAATGTACGCGTACGTACGCTTATTTAAGCCAATAATAAACACCATCATTCCCTATAAGTTGCTGATTTAATAAATCTTTTATTCCATCAGCAAAAGAGCGTCTATTATTCTTGTCTGTTATGTACTCATAAGCAAATGGACGCCATTCTTCAAGCGACACAACCATCTCATTTTCACCCACCAATGTACGCCCACCTCCCAACTTTTTGGTGGCATTTATGGCGTTTTTTAAACCTTCAAAACATTGTGTTGTTCCCTTTTTTAATTCTTTTACAATTTCTTGACTGCCAACATATTCCAAATAAACGCCCTCAATCTGTTTTTGCTCGTCATCGTCATAAAAACAATCGCCCTCAAGATCAACCACTTTTATTCTAAAATCCATATTATTGCCTGCACTAAAATCTTTTGATTTGGTACATGACAGCGTGACTTCCATCTTTGATTTCTTTGTCATGCAAAATTCTGCGTCCATGCCTGCTTTAATAGCACTGCTTCCACGCGCCCTGCCCTTGTCGCCATGACCACTATGATGCACTGGAACAATGGCTGCGTTGTATTTTTTAGCCAATAATTCCATGTTAGCCAAGAATATCGCCATATCCTCGCTGCTATTCTCATCACCGTGCATATTTCTGTGCATTGTGTCGATGAAAATGGCGCATGGAGGCTCGTCTAAGCCTAACCCATCTAATATACTGGCCACACGCATAACCGCGTCTGTATCGAGCAAATTAACGCTTTTTGTGCTAAAATAAATATTGTCAGGATTCATGTTGTATTTTTGTTTGAGAGCTTGCATCCTCATTGCAAGCCCTCGATGACCCTCACCAGCAATGACCAC